GCTACTGGCGTGACGGGCGCTACCGGTGCCAATGGCGCTAACGGTGCAACCGGCGCAACTGGTGTCACGGGTGCTACAGGCGTGACGGGTGCTACCGGAGCCAATGGTGCTAACGGTGCAACCGGTGCGACTGGCGTCACAGGTGCTACTGGCGTGACTGGCGCTACCGGTGCCAATGGCGCTACCGGTGCCAATGGCGCTACCGGTGCCAATGGCGCTAACGGTGCAACCGGCGCAACTGGTGTCACGGGTGCTACAGGCGTGACGGGTGCTACAGGTGCCACTGGCACAGCAGGCGCTACGGGCGCCACTGGCGCAGCAGGTGCCACGGGTGTGACTGGCGCTACGGGTGCAACCGGCGTTACAGGTGCAACTGGTGCCACAGGCGCATCAGGTTCCGGTGCAATAACCTACCAATACTCCATCTCTGACAGCAATGGTTCGGGGAACGGCACGTTCTATCTAGCGCTAGGGACAGGAGCAGGTACGGCAGCATCGGCAGGTGACAATGGCCTGCTCCTAGGCCAGAACTGCAACACCTCAATGAAGTTCAACGTCGCGCTGGTGGGCACTCTTAATAACTTGGCCACATCCTACAATTTTGAGGTTTTGCAATTCAGGCCCAGCGCTGGCGGTACAGCGCCAGGATCCTCGCTTCCCATTCCATTGATGTGCACCAACATTGGGGCCTCAAATAGAACTTGTGGCATGACGGTCCCCACATTCGGCTTGGTACTAGAGAATGATGTGATACAGATAAGAATGTCTGGCGGTACTCAGGCGTTCAATACATGGGACGGAACACTCTACGCCTCACTCACCTGCCAATAAACTCGCAACCTATCGCTCTGTCCGAGCGTAATGAACCCAGCGCTTCCAATACCAGACCGCTAGAGTTCACCACTTGAAAAAGGCGCCTTTGGCGCCTTTTTATATCTGAGAAGCAAATTCGAGCTTTAGTGCGGCAGCGCTTCTAATTCAGGGAAAACGATAGGGTAACTCAAGTCGAATGGCAGATTTGATCGGCATTGCTTAAGTGCGTTCCGCCTTAAATACGGCAAATGGAGCCAACCCAAACAGTTGCCCGGCTTCCCGCACTGTCCCGGCCAGCCACTGGACCACATCCAGCATCTCGATCGGGATCACGCTGCGCTTGTCTTGCTGGTCCACCAGCAGCCTGGGCCAGGCTTGCACATTCGACTCATCAGGGGATGTGAGCCGGCATTGATGATCAGCATGGTGTATCTCACCGAAAGCGAGATCCCGCGCGAATCTTGCCTGCCAGCGCCAGCGACCACACCAAAGAAGAAGCCCACCTCGGATGGCTGCTTGTTGCGACCTCACAAGGTGGGCTTGTGTATTTCGGGCCAGGCCCGACAAGCACGGCGCACTCCCCTACGCCTTTTGAAACAGATCGATCGTTAATCAGTCCTCAAACATCAACGTGGCATAGTCCTCTTCGTCGATCTGGATTTTCTTCACATCGGAGATGACCTTGCTGGTTCCGTCCATGTACTCCAACTTGATGCTGCGAATACGATGGGACTGAACAATATCCGTCATCCACATGTAATCTTTGGAGTACGTAGCCGTTGCCTCAGGCTCGATCGGTCCAATGCCGCGCAATGTCGGTGAAACACCCGCTCGTGCGCGGCCTGAAACCGGGTCACCAACCGCATTGAGCCCGGTGACTGTAAAAGTCACATACTTGATCGTCTTCTTGCCCGAATTCAGGACCGTCGCCTCAAAGCCTGTTCCTTCTGTGTGCTTGCTGACATCAAAGATGCTTGAATTGACAAGTGCCACACCGTACTTGGCCGTCCCCTTGAAGGCGGCAAGTGCTCGCTCCAAATCTTTCATACGTGCATACAGGGAGAATTTTCGCCATTCTTCAAAACTGGCTTCGATTTGATCTGGCCCCATCCTTTCAAGAATCTCCTTGTGCTCATCCAGCATGAACACGGCATCGGTTGGTACCAAGCGCGCCTCTCCTGCGAAGAGAACCTCAAAGAAATCCCTTGAGACACGTATTCCGTAGCGCGAAGCGCAGGACACCTTGCGAACCACAATAACGATAGCTCGATTAGGTAACTTTTTCGGCTCCTCAAGAGTGCAAGCTTCAGATAGCCGACTGGCGCCTTCTACCGTCCCTTTAATCATGCCGTAGGGGCGCGCAGTGGCAGTCGCAGCGGTTGTCACACCAGATACTGGTGCCGCCTCATCAGCGGCCTGCGCAAAAACAAGGGCCGAAGCACACGCCGCGATAAGGCCAATCAATGGCTTGAACAAACTGCTCTCCCTGGTGATACAAGTCGTTGCAATGATAGCCAAATGAAGACTGCTTATTCCAACCGGCAAAGCATTGAAAGTGCGATTGCTCAAAACGAAATCGACTCCAGCACCACGGGCGTGATGATTGCGGTCGATGGGACGGAAATGCCTTTGGTCCAAGGCTGCTGACGGTCTGCCGGGAGCGGTCCCGCCTCTGCTACATTCCTTCACAAAGGAGGGATGAGAGAGATGAGATCTTATGAATTAGATATGGAAAACCTAAGAGCAACAGGACTGGATTGGCACTCGACAGCACCAAAAAGCCAAAATGTTTGAGCGCTTCACGGATCCAGTTACTGTTGTTCGTACTATCCTTGCACACGACATCACCAACCGGCAAAGGCTTATCAACGGGGGGCAGGACTTGATAGGCGCATTTCTGGCAATCCCTGGATGACTCCCATGGACGCAGCTTGTGCGACAAAGCAATCCGCAGCAGTGAACGCACTCCTCTAGGCCAACGTCCCCGTATTTGGCTCTTCGATTTATGAAGCAATATCCGCCGATTTTGCATAAGCGCTAAGAACTTTCCATCGCAACGATCAGAATTTCCATTGCAACTTCCAACGTGATCGTGGATCCGCCGCCAATCCAAGACTGAACAGATGGCTGTCTGAATTCACGGCACTTGACTTCGCTATTTCAGTCAATGCGACTCAGTGTGCTGAATTTTTGAAGAAATTTCTGCGCGTAAACATCCAACGATTAAGCCACATAGACAAGGGTGCTACGCAGTCTTCATTCAGGAAGAATCGTTTTTCGCAACGAGGGGAGTCAACGTCGACGGCCTAGTTGGAGCCATAGCCGGCTTCTATTGCGCAAAGTGCGATCGCTTTGCTTTAGAGTTGCCTGCTACATTCCTGCCATCAGGAGGGAAAAGAAACGAGAGCTTTTCAGATCGCTGCCGTTGGTATCGCCTGCGTAGTATTGTCGGCATGTGCAAGCATGCACGAAATCAGATCATCTACACCGCGCACAGTGGAGATCAAAGGATCAAAGGATCAAAGGAACGGCCTGGGACTCCGCAGACAATCAGAAAGCGTTTGATCTTGCGCAGGCCCAATGCCAAAAGCAGGGATGACATACCGCGCTTGCCAAGGATGGCGGCTCCAAGCCAATCGCATGGTGGGTTTTCGACTGCGTTCTCTAATTACTTTTTCCCAAGCCCAGCAGATCCGATCATCCCTGCCGCATTCCCAAGCCCGCCCCACAGCGAATTACTCGAGGAGCAAGCCGCAACCTGGTTCTGATTGATCTGGCTGTAAGTGTTCGCGGCCCCAGCCAGTCCAGCCTGGGCGCCGGCGTACCCTGAGTTCAAAATGCTTTGTCCGCTTGTCGCAGCGCCCGGTCCAGCATTAGCGCCGCCCACGGCGCCCGCGCCAATATGCAAGGCAATAGAGGCATTACAGCCTGGCATGGCCCTCGGCCTGCTCCAGGACATGGCGCGGGTCCGCCGGGTTGAACACCTTGCCCGCCAGCGGCCCCTGGGCAAACACCGGCACCCGCTCCGGGATGCGGTACCAGCACTCCAGCAACTCCACCGAGCGGCGGCGGCCATCGTCATGAAAGCCCGAGCGGGACATATAGGCCGCGCGCTCGCCATACTGGCTGCTGGCCGCCCCCCACTGCGTCTCCCCGGCCCCGCTCAGCCGCTCGCCCAGATACCAGATCCCGTCCGGGTCCAGCTCCTCATGCCGGCCGGCCTGCGCCAGCAAATGATCGCGGCTGCCCGGCAGCAGCGCCACCGCATAGTCCAGGTCCACCACGCGGCGCCTGAACAGATAGCGCGCATCCACGTTGTAATCCAGATGGCGGCTATGGCTGTCGCGGTACACATTGCGCCAATCTTCCCAGCCCGAATAGATCAGCTCCGCCTCGGGGTCCCGGTTGGCCCCCTCCTCCAGCCAGCTCAGGCCCGCCGTCACCGCCTGGCGGAAGGCCCGGCTGCGCTGCCACTGCGTCATGTTCACATCATCCGTGTACTTGATCAGCTTGGTCTTCACCTCGGCCATGGCCTCGTCATCGCGCTCGCGCGGCAGCACCTTGTAATCCTTGCGCATGCGCTTTTCCGTGCCGCAGATCCACTCGATGGTCTGGCGCCCCTCATTGAAGACCACCGGCGCCTGGCCACGCTCCATCAACGCCTGCGCATCCTCGGGCTTCCACTGCAGATGATCCTGGTAATCCTCGTCAATCTGCATCTGCTGGCGCTCCTCGCCCTGGCGCTCGCTCTCGTACTTCAGCAGCTCCATCAGCGTCGCATGGCGCTGCCGCGTCAGCGCATCCATGCCGCTCGCGCGCCCGGCCAGGGCCTCCTGTTCGTCCCCCTGCGGGGCCTCGCCAGCCCCCGGGCCGGCTGTGGTCTCGCCTACCTCAAACATCACAGCACCTCGCTATGCAAATCCCGGCCATAGGCCCGGGCCGTCACCTCGATACCCAGGCGGTGGCGCCTGACCTCCAGACTGCTCGGCTGCTCCAGCGGCATATCCACCAGGTCCGGCATGCCCTCGCAGATGATGTCCAGCATGCGGCCGATGCTGCTGCGGTCCGTCATCGTGAAACCCAGGGTCTCGGCCGCCAGCGCCGCCGTCTTGACGAACTGCGGCGTCGGGTTGCCCCTGGCATCCACATAGACATAGGCATTGCGCTGCGGAATCACATACGAGCCCGTCTCCATGCGCCGGAACGCCGGGAACAGCACCATGCAGGGCTCCGGCTCACCGTCTGCCGTCTCGTCACCGGCGGCGCGCAAATCCAGCCACTGAAAACTGCACACCACATCGCCAATCACACGCTGGCGCCAGGCGCGCTCGCCGCCCAGCTCCACCATGGGAATGCCGCGCGGACCAAGAATTGAGCTCATCTCACCCTCCAGGACAATGTGCGCCGCGCTTGGCTGGCGGCACGGGGTTTGACGGTGGCCAGACCCAGCCCCGTCACAATCAGGTAGCGCGTCGCATCCATGGCATGGTCGTCCTTCTTGACGATCTGCCCCTTCTCGTCGCGCCGGTAAATGCGGTACTCGTTGAGCCAGTCGTGCATGGACTTGAAGACCTTCAGCCGGCCCGTGCTCATGCGCTCCCAGACCTGGTACAGACCCGACTCCACCCCGTTGTGCGCAGGGGTCAGCTGCAGGCCCAGACTCACGTAATCGTTCAGCAGCTGCTCGCCATCCCGCTGGCTGCGCCCGCGCGACGCCGGGTCGATGGCACCCGGCACCCAGTCGCCACGCGCCGTGATCGACGCCGCATGCACCGAAGGCTCGGCCTGGCCCCGGTAATGGCTGCTGTAGAGATACACAATGTCCGAATCCCGGTCATGCGCGCCCCAGACCACCGCCGTGCGGTTCCAGCCCACATCCATGCCATAGGCCCGCGGCCAGAAATCGGGAATCTGAAAGTCCGGCACCACGATGTCGCTCTCCGGCACCGGGTAGATCGCCCCCGCGCCCAGCGCCGGCACCCCCTTGGTCCGCGCATCGCGCTGGTGCGGCATCAGGCGCGACAGCAGCTTGGCCTTCGCCTCCTCGCTCAGGTGCGGCACATCGTCCCAGCCACACTGCACCACCGCGCGGCCAATCACCTTGCCCTCCGGGTCGGGCGATGTCAGCTGCTGCACCAAAGCCGTCAGGCCCGACAGCGGCGTGAACGTCAGCATGGAGATACCCGCGCGCGTCATCAGACGCACCTGGCCCTCCTCATACACATCCTCCGGGCACTCCTCATCGGCCCAGAAGATATCCAGCTCGAAGCCCTGAAAAATCTCGCGCCCCTGCACATAGCTGCGCATCCACAGCTCCGACTCGCCCCCGCTCGCATGCCGCACCGTCGCGCGCTCCACCGCCCCCTTCACATGGGTGCGCGCCACAATCCCCGTGATCGCATCCCCGGGAATCAGGCCGGTGCCAAAGTTCTCCGGCTTGTCCGTGGTCGAGCCCAGCAGCTTCAGCTGCAAGATATCGCGCGTCGTCTCATGCGTATCGCCGGAAATCAGCGCCCGCACCGGCTTACTGAAGCGATGCCCGGCCCACCACGACGGATAGCGCCCCGTCAGGTGATACGCCAGCTCCGTCCCCGCCGCCACCGTCTTGCCCACCCGGTTGCCCGCCATGAACACCCGCTCGCTGCAACGCGCGCCCAGCTCGAAAAACTCCATATGCCGCGGGTACAGCCCCCGGCGCAGCGGCCCCGCCTCCGGAAACATCGTCTCCAGCAGCCGCGTGCGCCGGCGCCGCTCCAGCTCATCCAGCAGGCCGCCCAGCTCCCGGCGCTGCTGCGGCGTCAGATGCAAAACGGACTCAGCCTGCATCGCCGCCCTCCCCAGGCCCTGCGGGCACAATCCCCGCCACATGAATGCCCAGGCCCGACAGCCGCTGCAGCAAGGCGTCATCCGTCATGATCTTGTGATCCACGCTCGCCTCCACCTGCACCCGGTCGCCATACACCCGCGGCTTGAGCTTGGCCGCAATCCACTTGCGCGCATCCACCCGCAGCTTGTTGCGCGCCACGGCGGTCTTGTCAAACGCCACCGCCACCGTCTCGCCCGTGCTCGTATCCGTGATCGGGGCGTACTCGCACTCATCCGCAATCGCCACAATCTCATCGGCCAGCTTGTCCGAGCGCGCCTCGCGCGCCCGCGCATACATCTCGGCGCGCCCCCCATCGGCATTGATCCAGTCCAGCACCGTCGTATAGGCAAACCCCTGCTGGCGGCAAAAGTCCGCCATATGCCCGCCCTCCAGAACAAAGGCCAGAAACTGGTCGAGCGCACCCGCCCCCGACGCCCATTGCTGAAACGGCGTCAGAGTCCTGGCTGCTTTTTGGGGGGGAGGAGTGGTCCTGGTGGCCGCAGCCGGCTTCTTGCGCAAAGCCGGGGCCTTGACTGTGGCTGTACGGGCAGTACGGGCGCGCGTGGAGACAGGCTTCGTGGCCGTCTTGGCGTCTTGATCAGGTAACGCGCGCTTCTTGCTCAAGTCCTGTCTGATGCTGCTCGCCCTCTATTGGGCGCGGGCAATGAAACAACAGGACGCGCATAAATACAAGGGGGCATCGCTGCCCCCGCTTCATGCAACTGTGAAGATCACAGGGAATCAAGTTCGGCGCTTGCCTTCGCCTTCTTCCAGTCGGCCTCTGATTCACGCGTCCCACGAGGCGAGCCCTTGCCAATGGTCTGCGTATTGACCAACCATGAAGTCATTACCTGATTCGCCAACTCTGCTGTTTTCTTGTTCTTCTTGAAGGAGGAATACAAGGACTTTCCTTTATCCAAAGCGTCAGTCACGCACGCAGAAACCTCCTCCTGGGATTGGCGACGCCCCTCTGCAAGCTGTGCAGATTTCTCTCTGTCACTCGCCTGCTTCTGCCCCAGACGCTCAAGATAATAATTCTGAGTCTGCTGTCGTCCATGACCAACCCCATAGACCTCGGCATCCTGCCTGATTTGCATCCTTTCCAGGTCACTGTCCAGGCGCAGCTTGGTCTCCGCCAGCGATTCCTCATGATAAAAAGCAGAGGCCTTGGCACTGCACACATCGCTGATCTTCTCAAGCTCGTTTGCAAGCTGCATTGCATTGTTTTTATTCTGAGCGATTGCAGGTGCCGCAACCAAAATAGCAGTAACTGCGAGAGAAGCAATTCGGCGCATTCAATTTCTTTCCAAAGAATCAAAAACATAAAGATGTAAGCAAATGCAGTATAGCCATGCCAGCTTGCGCATTGCCAACAGAACAACCGCCTGCTCTCCCCCAATAAAGCGTCCTTATCCGCCCACTGCCGGTGCAGTCAGCCTCGGCGAAGACATCCCGATACCGCGTCACGGTACCCCAAGGCCTATAGGAAGGCACTCGCGCTGAATCCCAGGCGCAATGCCCACCGGCCATGCAACGCTTGCCGCAACCTCAACCCGCAAGCCGCCACCGGCGCAGCCCCATGCCTTCTGCAAACTCCCGCCGCGCCTGTCGCCCTCTGGCCGCCGCCCTCATTCCCGGCCTGGCGCTCGCCGGCCTGCTCTCGCCCAAGGACTCCATGGCCCTGTGGGCGGCCAACATCGCCTTCTACGGCCTGCCGCAACTCGCAGTGCTGGCGCTGGTTCTGCCCTTCAAACCCCGCCCCGCCATCCTGGTCGGCATTTCCTGGGGCATGGCCACCTATCTGGCAGCGTTCGGCCTCTGGGTATTCACACGCCCCCACCCGGACTCCATGGCATGGCTGGGCTATCTATGCACCCTTCCCGCAGCCTGGGTCGGCGCGGGCCTGGCCCTGAGCATTCAGCACCACGAACCCCACCTTCGGCCGCTTGCCGCAACCGTCGTGGCCCTGTGCTGTGTTCTGCTTGCCATCACCTGCGCTCAGGCCGTCGTCTGCAACACGCTCATGGATTGCAGGGGGTGGTGAGGTGGAAGCGCCAGCGCTCAGTCGCCAAAGAATCACTTATTGCTCGATAAGAACGCCTACTTCCGGGAAATCAAAAACCGCTCACGGGCCATTGACGCCACTCAGCGGGATCAACCTGATGACTGCTATGCAGCGATTGCTGCCACTTGCATGAGCACATGCACTTTCAGATAAGACGGTCAGTCAACCGAACAGCAAATCAAATCGATTTGGTCAGCGCCCTTCGTAAGCCATCGTGATCAGCGGCTTCACAGCATCCAAGTCTGTTTGATTCGCGATCGCGATCTCCAGGTCGCCCGTGCCCCAGTGCCCAATATCACTCACATCACGAGCGTTCAGCGGCAAAGGTCCAGACTGTTGGGGGTTCAAGTGCAGGTACAGCAACAGGCGATTCTTCTGCAGAACGATCGTCGCGAAGTTCTTAAGCCGCTTGAATGCCACATACAGTCTCAGCTCCTTGCGTTGAACATCGTCGCCAAGAGAAAAGATGTAATCCTCGATGGTTGCCAGCAACTCCGTAAGAGTTGTTGACAACGTTGGAACCAGGTCAGCATAGGACTTGTCTGGCCCAACTGCCTTGACTGTGGCGGTGATCACGACGGCATCCTTTGGGGATAGTTGAGTGACCTTCGTACCTGTAGATCGGCGCTCCTGACTGGAGTAAACGCTGGCTTGCTCAAGTAGCAGAAGCTCTTCACCGAACTTTCTGTACCGAATCAGCTCAATGTTGCGCCCTATTTGCTGGACGGCGTGGTCGTCATACCTGTTGAAGTCCGCGGCAATGCAAACCAAGCGTGGCGCACCCCAATCGATTGCCTCAGCCACTTCTTTACCAAGCTTCTCCAACACCAAGAATTTGAAGTCCGCTTGGTGATCCATCAGCCAATTCAAATAGAACAGCCCTTGGTTGATCACATTTTCGTGCGCTGCCCGCTTGTACTCCAGGATCACAGGACAGTTGTTCTCGTCCAGGCCAAGCGTATCGATACGCCCCGCATGCACTCGACCCGTGCTGTACTCTGAAGCCAGAAATCGGATCCCCAACATGGTTTCGAGATTTCCCTCAATCAGCTTTTGAAGCGGTCGCTCCAAGTCTGACTGATGGCCGTGGAGTTTAGTGGCTTGGCCATCAACCAACCGAAAGAGGTTGATTTCACTCATGCGGCATCCTTCTGGGGAAACCTTGGCAAGCTCACAGCGACATCTCGGAAAGCTGCCAGCGCAGCCTCCAGGTGCTCGATGATCTCTTGCTGCAGTACATCCGGCGGAGGAAGGTCATCAAGGTTGTCGAGACTGTCATCCTTCAGCCAGAAAACATCCAGGCTGGCTTTATCACGAGCAACGAGTTCTTCGTAGCTGAAGAACTTGAATCGGTCCGTTGCCTTGCGCACGTGGCGATCTGCAGGGTTGTAGCAATGGACGAAGTCAAGCAGGTCGTCCAGCTTCAACTGGCGCGTCTTCAGGGTGAAGTGCTTGTTGGTACGCAGGTCATAGAACCAAATGCCTTTGGTGTGCACGCGCCCATCCTTTGGCGCATTGTCAAAGAACACCACATTCGCCTTCACACCTTGCGCATAGAAGATGCCGGTAGGCAAGCGCAAGACGGTATGCACATCGCAGTTCTCCAGCAGCTTGCGGCGGATCTTTTCTCCCGCGCCACCTTCAAACAGCACGTTGTCAGGCAACACTACAGCTGCCTTGCCGTTAACCTTCAACATGCTGACGATATGCTGCAAGAAGTTCAGCTGCTTGTTAGACGTGGTCTCCCAAAAATCTTGACGCTCGTAGGTCAGGGAGTCTTTGTCTTCCTCTCCTGCGTCGTTGGTGATGGTCATGCTGCTCTTTTTGCCAAAGGGCGGATTGGCCAATACGTAATCGACCTTTCGCTTTGGCTCTGAAATCAGAGCATCTGAGCGGTCAATGGCCGGCTGACCATCCAACTCACCGATGTTGTGCAGGAACAAGTTCATCAAGCACAAACGCCTGGTGTTCGGGACGATCTCATTGCCGACGAATGTCTCATCGCGCAAGAAACGCTTCTGCTTGGGGTTGAGCTTAGGCAGATCTCGGCCAAGCCACGCTCGGTTGTCCTCCAGCCATTTTCCTGTGCCCGACAGCCACTCATTGGCCACGAGAAAGAACCCGCCAGTTCCGCAGGCAGGGTCTGCAATCGTCTTCAATGGCTGCGGCCGAAGGCAGGCCACCATGGCCTGAATGATCGCGCGCGGCGTGAAGTACTGGCCTGCACCGCTCTTGGTGTCTTCGGCGTTTTTCTGTAACAAGCCCTCGTACAGGTCACCTTTTGCGTCTGCTTCAAGGCTAATCCAGTTTTCTGCATCGATCATCTGGACCAGACGGCTGAGCTTGGCTGGATCCTGTATCTTGTTTTGCGCCTTGAAGAAGATGGCACCCAGCATGCCTGACTGCTCGCCCAGCTTGTTCAAGGTGGACAGATAATGCGCTTCCAGCGGCTCGCCTACCTTGGAGGTCAAGCTGGTCCAGTCGTACCCCTTAGGGATCTGGGTGTCGCGGTTATATGGTTCCTGCGCGTATTCATGCGCTAGTTTCAAAAATAGCAAGTAGGTGAGCTGTTCGAGGTAATCGCCGTAGCCAACGCCGTCGTCGCGCAAGGTGTGACAGAAGTTCCAGACTTTCTGGATAAGGGTGCTTGTGTTCATAAAAGAGCCTCAACCCAAGCCTTGTCTCGATGCGTGCCAATGGCAGAACGAAAGAAGCTTGAGTATTCGTGATCGGAAGATAAATGTTCTTGCAAGTGCGTCAAGACAGCAGGTTGATTTCCAGCAAGGCGAATCAAATCATCGAGAATTCGCCACGAATTCTTTTTGACTTCTGGTGTGCTCCATTCGTTAAAACCAAGTCGATCAATCGTGTATTGCGCTCGTTGATATTCCCAGGTTCCATTCGCGGCTAATGGCTTTACCTCACCGTCGATACCGTGCGCCAGTTGCTTACAATCGTCTTGCACACAAGGATCTAAAAGTCTCGGCGACTCTGCACTTAATTGACCCGCAGGCAGAGCACAACGCTGTGCCTCATCGCGGATAGGGAATTCATTAGCCTTCCCGTGCAGTACATCGACACCGTCTTTTTCTGGTCGATTGCATCGTTGACAAGACAATCGAAAATTGGACCACTCATACGCTATCCACCAGTAACCGTCATGCCCTGCCAGCTTCGCTCCATCAATAGTAATGCCAAGTTTCGGCCGAAAATGATCGACATCGAATGGTGCTCTATGACTCTTAGCCTCGCAGTACCAACACTTAAAGTCATTTGCCTTCGCAAGCCAATTCTTTAGAGCTCCCCAGCTGCCGTGCTTCTTAATGTAATCAGACCTATCTTTGCTCGTTGTGCAAGCATTTACGGCGGCAACTCGAACGCTGCAAGAGAGATTCCAATTTTTTGGCAAATGCGGAGGCAATGGGATCTGAATGAATCTCAATTTCTTCCCTCCTGCAAGCTGCGCAGCAGACTTTGCACCAAGGCATCAAGTGCCTTCTGTTTATTCTCCGGGGTGACGATGGCACCGTCGATATCGCCGTCTGCAGCCAAATCAAATCGGGCACGCAAATACTCTTGCTCCAGCCTATCCCGCGACCCAAAGTTGAAATCCAGCCCTTCCAGGCGCGTGCGGATTTTGACCAGTTTGGCGCGATCAGCATTGCTGAGCGGCGTTTGCTGAGTAGAAAGCTGGTGCAGCGCCAGCAGATCGGCATTCGTAGCCTTGTCCAGGCTGGTGCCCAAGCCAAACATATCGCTGGTCACGATCCCGGCAAAGCCCATGCCCCTTGGGTCGGCTGCGGGGTTTTCGGCGCGCACAGTGCGACTGCCCGCTTCGCGGTAGAGGATCTGCACTTGCTCCTTGACCAGTTCTGCAATGGCCAGGGGGTTGTGGGTTGTCAGAACAATGTGACTATTGTCCTGACCCTCACTGCTCTGCCCGACAAAGGATCTCAGATAGTTCAGGTAATTCACACACCAGCGCGGGTTTAAATGCGTGTCCGGCTCATCCAGCAAAAACAGGCTTTCATCCTCGGCGGTGAAGCGCAGCAAGCCCAATACGGTGAGCAACTGCTGTTCGCCTTCGCTCAGCTCACGAAATGTTACGCTGCCATCGTTTTTTTTCAAACGCACACGTATGCGGACTTCTTCGATGAGCTCCGAAACGTAGGTGCTCTCTAGATCACGGAAAAACTGCGCCGGTGACTGGTTACCGACCAGACGACGAAGAGCGGCAATATCCTTCACGTAGAGATACTTGAACTGCAGCGTTTCTTTGTTCCAGATTGAGGTAGAGACACGGCGACTGATTTCTACGGGTGCCAGAGCAATGTCATAGAGTCGGGAAAGGAAATCGCGCACCACACCACGCGCATTCCAAAAGCGCGGGTCACCATCAGCAGCCTTCGACTTCCAAGGCGGTTGCCGAAGCACAAACAACACCGATTCAATGCCTTCGTCCGGGTCAAGGCCAAGGTGGTCGTCCAGGAATGCGCGTACTACGTCGGACTGCTGAATCAAAAAGGCCAGCAACACAAACTGGCTGTGTACCGGCATGGCGTAGAACAGTCGCTTCATGCCCGGGTCTTCGCCATTACGCAGTTTGCCGTCGTAGTTTTCGAGGTAGGGGCGAAACACCTCGTGCATACGCGGGCTCTCACCCGAGTAATAGCTGAAGACATAGCGTGGAAGATACTCGCCGTCAGCATTCAAGAAGGCCGTAAGTTTGATGGACTCACCTTGCGGCGATTTGTCTGCATCGTCACCGAAGTCAAGGACACTGTGGATCAAGTTGTTCTGCTTGATCTGCCGTGCGTCTGCAACGCGAATCAGAAAGGCATCTTTCCCACGATCTGGGTCTGCATCAATGTGGATGCGCCGCAGGTTCTCGCCTGCGCCCATGCAATAGGCCAGTTGAAAGGCAAACGCGGGCATGCGCTTCTTGGCGATAAGGTCGCGAAAGATAATGGCCAACGCCTCCAGCACGTTGGACTTGCCGGTACCGTTCCAACCAATGACCACGGTTACCCAATCACCCTGATCGAAGTCAATGGTGACGTTCTTCAAGTTCTTGAACTGGTGCGTCTGGCTGTCCTTGGTGCTGCCGATGGTGAGCTTATCCAGACGCATGCTCAACCCGCCAACAGTTTCAGTTTGTCGTACAGCTTGCGGCCCTGCGCATCTGTCACGGCTTCGACCGCAAGTTGGCCTGCCTTATCCAGCTTGCGTAGCTCGGCGTATAGCTTTTCGATGCGTTCCGTCAGCGCACCATCTGCCACACCGCAGCGGCGAAAAACTTCTTGCGCTGGCACCCAGTCGCCCGCATCTCTGAGTACATCGATCAGCTGGTTCACCACGGTCGCGATCTCCTTCTGTTGTTTGGTTTTGCGGGTCTTCGGCTGCTTGGCACGTTCCGCCCGCTCGGCACGAATGCGTTCCAGCAGCACGCTCGCGGGTTCATCATTTGGGTCTTGCGGCACCAATTCACCGGCGAAAGCTGCGCGGAGAATGTTTTGGCGTTGGGCCGAGGATTGCTTAAGTGAGAGGTCAATTGCCCGTCCTTGTTCATCAATCGCAGCCAACTGCTCTACCAGTTCCCTGACAATTTCTACCTGCTCGTCAGACGAGGGTAGGGCCATAGAGAGCTTTGAGAATTTCCCTGCACTTAGATGATTGATGCCGACACCGCCTGACAATTTACGAAAGACTCCTAGCTTTTGCATCGCCAGGAAAGCGTAAAAAGCAAACTCAGAGCTGACTCCTTCGGCCTGAAAGCGCAGCACGGTGTTCTGAAAACAATACAGCCCGTCAACAATTGGCCAAATCGCAGGACGGCCAACGTGCTCGGCACTGCCAGATGCCTCGGTCAATAGAATGTCTCCTGCTTGCAGTTCGAAAGTACGTCTCTCCTGTTCGGAAAAGTCCATTTCTAAGACATCGGAAAAATCGACTCCCGCCTCAGTAATATTGGCAGCGCGTATGTATCGAGTCGGCGAAATTCCCTTCAGCTTGTCTGGTGACCGCTGGCGGCCCAATTGCACATCGCCGAGCTGCTCAACACTCGCCCACACCCACCCTTCCTGCAGTTTCGGTAAATCGGTGGTATCCGGCTGCGCCGGCTCCGGGTATTTTTTTTGCCAATCCTTCGGTGGGTTCTTGCCTTGTTCGGTGAACTTGGCGAGTTGTTTGGCTTCCCAGCGGGCGCGGCGCTCGGTGAGGATGCGTTCCAGCAGTTGGGCGCCGGTTTCCGATGGCGTGTTTTGGGCTCGCCACTTGGCGGTCAGTGCACCTTCCACGGCGGCTTTCAGCAGCGATTGGCGGTATTGCCCGAGCTTCTTCTGCGCAGCCGTGAGCTCGGCCACGCCTGCATCAAGGTCGAACAGCAACTCTTCGAGTTTGGCGACGATGCGGGTTTGTTCGTCGGCGGGAGGCAGGAGAAATGGGATGGTCTTCGCCAGCGTCTTCGAAGAAATACTGGCTTGATTCACGTGGTTGGTACACCGATGCTTCATGTACCCCGCCATCCACAGAAAATGCAATTGCCGCGCTGCAAAGGTGGGATTGACGCCAAACTCAGGACGAATTCGTGTCATGTGGTTTGAGAAGGCAAAGCCGGTTTCCCGCGTGGAAACAACCGCAGTTTTCCCAACCAACTCAGCAGAGTTTGTATTGTTAAACAATACGTCGCCAGGCTGTAGTTCAATGCCATTACTCTCGGCAACTGACTTAACAACATTCAGATCAATCTGACCATCACGGTCAACATTCATAGGCCGGAGGTGCGGTATCCCGGTGCCGTCAGAGTTGTGCTTTCCGCTGGCAAAGCCAGGACTGACGTCCACAGAGATATCCTCCAGAACCACGAGACTCCAATTCAATGGTGGGATGATTTGGGCAAATGGATAGCGTTGCATTGCCTCGTCGTTGAAATCACTCATGCCACCAACTCCATATTCATTTCATTCATCAAGGTATCCAGTTCCTTGCCAAACAGGCCCCAAGCCTTTTGCAAGCCTCCTTTGTCGGCCAGTTCGGCGTAATCAAAGTCGTTGCGGCCAATGCTGCAACTGCTGGCTACGTGATCTTTCATCAGGCGTAGCCACTCGGTCTGTTCAGGGGTGAAGGCCGTTCCCCGCTGGGCGTTGTGTCGAAAGATCCAGGCTTGAAAACGTTTGTCCACCTCGTCAGCAAACGGTTTGAGTTCGCCCTCCACCCCCAGAGCAAAACGAACCAGCGACACCAGATCGGTCAGCTGCCGCTTGCGTTCAGCCCCCTTCACAGCGCTGGACTGCACGCGGGCATAGGCGCTCCAAAGGCGCTCAGTGGTCAACATCAACGGCGGCTTGCTCAGGTGCTCGTGCAGATCTTCGATCATGTCGAAGGTAAGCGCTCGGCGTTGGTAGGGCTGCTGATAGAAAAAGCCCAGCCCAGCAATTTCATCTTTGTGCTGCTTGATGTAGTCGGCAAAGGTCTGGATCACTGCCTTGGCCTGCGTTTCTGCCTGCTCCGAAAACCCGGTGAAGGTGACCTGGTCCAAGTTGATGTGATCAATGATTTGCTCGCGCTCGCGCCTGGAGTTCTCAATCTCGTCGCGCAACTCCGGTTTATCGAACGGGGCGCAGGCTGCGGCGACTCGCTCAGCGCGAGCGGCTTCGATTTCTTGCGGCAGCAAGGTGTCTTCTGTCCGAGTGATGCCTTTCGCCTTGGCTGCGGCCAAGGCTGCCTGGACGATGGCATCAGGATCCAAGGCCATGATCAGGGCCTTGCCCAGCTCCCCCACGGGGATGCCGCCACTGGCCTTCTCAATTCGCGCTTTGGCCTTGTCGTCCAATTGCTTGGCCAAGCGCACCAGGCGGTTGGCAAGGCTGAGCACGGTATCGTCATCTCGGCTGCCCATGGCCACACCTTGCAGCAAGTCCTTTAAGGGCATACCTGGTTTCTTTTCCAACGGGCGACTTTCGGTCTTGAGGCTCTTCTCAACCCCCACTGCGTCGATCAACACGAAGCGGGTTTTAGCCCCATCGGCGCTGCCACTCACGCGCTGCAGCCCCTCGGCGTCCAGACTGCGCACGCCACGGCCTTTCATTTGCTCGTAGTAGCCCTTGCTACGTACGTCGCGCATGAACAGCAACACCTCCAGGGGCTTTACGTCCGTGCCGGTAGCGATCATATCCACCGTCACCGCAATGCGTGGGTTGTAGTCGTTGCGAAAGCTACTAAGGATGCTGTCAGCATCCTCCTCGGCGCGATAGGTCACCTTCTTACAGAAGGCATTGCCCTGGCCATAGACCTCACGCACGATATTGATGATGTCGTCGGCATGGCTGTCGGTTTTGGCAAAAATCAGCGTCTTTGGCACTTCTTTGCGCGTAGGGAAAATCTGCGTTTCCACAGCGGTCTTCATGGCCTGGATCACCTGCCGGATCTGGCTGACGTTGACCACCGACCTATCCAGCTCTTTGCCGGTGTAGGGGGTGTCATCTTCGGTTTCACCCCAACGGCGCTTTCGGGTGGCTCGGTCACGGTGGTCCACCCACTCCTTGGCTTTGAGCTCGGCCCCCTTCTGGGTGATCTCGGTTTCGATCTGGTACACGTCGTAGCCTACGTTGACCCCATCGGCCACCGATTGCTCATAGGTGTACTCGGCCACGATGTTCTCGTTGAAGAAGCCAAACGTGCGTTTGTCTGGAGTGGCCGTGAGACCGATCAAGAATGCATCAAAGTAATCCAACACCTGCTTCCACAGGTTGTAGATGCTGCGATGGCATTCATCGATGATGATGACGTCGAAGGTTTCCACCGGCACGGCCGGGTTGTAGCGCACAAACTTTTCCTGTTTGTTCGTTTGCTGCACTTCGTTGAGAGACACATCCTCGGCAGACTCGTCGATAGGCTCGCCACTCAGAATGGAGTACATGCGCTGGATGGTGCTGATGCACACCTGCGCGCCCTGGTCAACGGTGGACGAAGACAATCGCTGAACGTTGTAGTCTCGTGCAAAATCTCGGCCGTCTTCTGCCGTGTAGGCCATAAACTCTTGATGAGCCTGCTTCCCCAGGTTTCGCGTGTCGACGAGAAAGAGGATACGTTTGGCCCCACCGTACTTGAGCAACCGATACACCGAGGTGATGGCAGTGAAGGTCTTGCCAGCACCCGTGGCCATGTGCACCAATGCACGCGGCTTGTTTAGTGCCAGCGACTTCTCCAGCCCGGTGACTGCGCTGACCTGGCATGCGCGCAGGTTTTGTTCTGGAAGCTGAGGTATGGCCTGTGCCAAGCGGCGGCGCAGAGTGTTGGACTGATCAAGCCAGGCGGCTAGTGTCTCAGGCTTGAAGAAGTGGAAGATCTCGCGCGATCGCGGTGCTGGATCTGCTCCATCGGTGAAGCGGATGATCTGGCCGGTGGCCTCAAACAAGAAGCGCAGTGGTTGGCCGCCTTTCCGCCACTTCAGCGTGGCGTTTGCGTACCGTTCGGTCTGAGCTTCAGCGGCAGTAAGGTTCTCTCCAGCAGCGTCTTTCTTCGCCTCGATAATGCCACGGGGCTCCCGATCCACAAACAGCACGTAGTCGGCTGGTCCGGTGTCCGTAGGGTACTCGCGCACAGCCACACCTCGCGCCGCACCCAGGTTGAGCTGCTTCATGTCTTGAACAACCCAACCTGCCGAGGTCAACCGCGCATCAATGGCCTGCCGTGCTTTTGCTTCTGGCGTCATCCTTAATCACTCCCTTTTTCTTTTTTATGCCGGCCAAAAACCGGAAAAATCGAATGACATTTGCCGGTGATGTCGAATCGATAGCAGGTACACCACCTCATTCATCACTGAATAAAGCATCAGGTAGTCGTCATGCAGGTACACGCGCAGGCTATCTGCTGCGCCAGCAGGCAACTTACTCAGCCGCTCCAGCCCTTCGACAGACTGCGGCGGTTGGTCGAGATAGCGACGCCCCATCAGCGGAAAGCGGGCTAGGTTCGGCACCACAGCTCGACGCAGGCCCGCCAGCAGGTTGTCATCGGCAACTCCGGCTGCTGTCTCCGCCAAGAAGGTCTCGGTGGCGTCGAGTCGCACCAGGAAGTTGTCGGTCACCTCAACGCGGTACAACGCCTTAGTCACGGCTCTTCACAGGCTTGGTTGCAGACTGCGCTGGGGCGCGCCGCGCCAATGCCTGGTCGGCATCCTGAGTACGCTCTGCGACGATGTCCTCTAAGCCTCTGCGGGCGTCATCAATCAGAAGCAGGTGAATACGCTCGCGCTCCAGGCGATGGTAGTAGTCGAGCCGGTTCGCGTCGATCAGTGCCACATAGCTCTCACCGTTCTTGGTGATGATTTTTTCAGCGCCAGCTTTCACCTGATCAGCCAGCTCAGAAAGGTTGGAACGCGCCTGGGTGAAGGGCACCACATCACGGGCAGAGATGGACATGACTGGCTCCTCAAAGATGACAGAATTCTGTGCACTTTACAGAAAGGCCGGTACCGTAGTAACTATAGGTGCCTTTACTCCAAAGACGCCAAGTCGCATGCAACCAAAATTGCCAGCGCGGTAGTGCTGTGAAGCGCAATAATTTTTGATATTTACGTCACAAGCTGGATTTAGGCAGGAATTCTTGACATCAATATCAAACCAAGCAGCCAGTAGCGTTGCATGCAATGGGCTCAGTAGTGGTAGGCAGCTTTGGACTTGAACTAACGACCAAAGGGTACCCGGTTGCATCCATCTCTGGACTGGTCATTCGACGATCAAAGCAGGATGGCTACAACCAGCCTAAAGCAGCCTTTTCCAGATGCCGGTCAATGACCGCCCATGACCTCACCCATCCACCACAATACTCGACCTGCCATCCGGCCCGACACTGTTCCCCACAGGCCTCAAACAAGCCCTGAAGGACAAACATCAGCTCCAGCCCAAGTCAGCGACCGCCCGGCCCATCGGTATGCAAGCGGCAGCACCTTCATCTCTGGCGCAAGCCTTCACTCGCCAGCGCCCAACCTGCCCTGCACCGACTCTCCCTTGGGGCCTGCTGCAAAAGCCATCGCCCTCACCGCTCCAGCCTCACTCCCCCCTCACCGGCCAGGCCGCGCGGCAGCGGGCTGCATCAGCTGCGTGTCCATCAGCGTACGCTGCCAGCTGAGTAACTCGCTGGCTGCACTGTCCGAATAAGGTGTTGAGGGCGCCGGCGTACTCGGCAAGGGCGGCGGGGGAAGCCTCGGCCAATCGCCGCTCGGCGCCGGACAATTGCTGGCGCAGGCCGTCACGCTCAGCGCCAGCACGCTCGGCAGCAGCCTGCAAAATGCTCTGCTTCTGAATCGCTGCATTCAGCGCTCCTTGGTATTTGTCATTCACCGTGCGCTCCACGGCCAGCACACGCTGCCCGGCTGCGGCACGCTCCTGCGCCATCTGCTCGCGGTACCCGCTGGCCTGCAATCGCTCGGCAGCCAGCTCCGCCCCCAGCCGCGCCTGCTGGAAGTACCAGACACCAGCGCCAGCAACAAGGGCTGCCGCCATATGGGACAAGGCACGCGCGCTCACGGCAGCACCCCGGCCATGAAATGCCCGTCCCGCCCCCAGCTCGCGCACAGCTCGGCCGTCGTGCCGCGCCGCTCCACCAGCCCGGCCAATACTGCGCTCTTGCCATTGACCGTGCCGCGCACCCAGCGTGGCATCTGGGCACAGGCACCATCCAGATCCCCGGCATTCGCCAGGGTCCGCATCGTGCTGCCCGCCACCTGCGCCTCGCCCAGGTTGTAGATCATGTCGATCATGCTCGCCTGCACCCACAGGTTGTAGCGACTCCAGTGGCGGAACATGCGCCTTGCCGCCGCCTCGGCCGCCACATACCGGGGCCGCTCCAGCCGCTGGCAATCGGCCGGGGTGTAATAGCGCCCCGCCACCACCTCCGGGCCGGTAATCCCATTGCAGACCGTCAGCGGCAACCCCTTGCCCACCTTGTCCACATAAGGCTTGCCAATATGCCGGCCGCTGCTCTCGTAATAGGCCCCAATATCCATGGCCAGCAGCACCGCCGGCGATGGCTCGGCCACACCGGGCTCCAGCAGGCTGGCGGCACCGGCCCCCAGCAACGCAATCGTCAGCGCGGTCTGCACCAGGCGCTGCTTCAGGGCAGAGGGCATGCTCATGGCTCCCCCTCCTCGCCCGGCTCGGCGCAGCCCGGCGTGGCCGTCGGCATGCCGCTGCTGCGCATCAGCTGCATCCGCAGCAACTGCTCCTGCCGGTTCAGGTCCGCCTGGGCCACGGCACGGCGATTGGCCTCGCGCTTGTAGTACCAGTTCACCAGCGCCCCGAGGATGGCCACCGCCAGGCCCAGAATGCCGATGGCGTTGGAAGAGGCCACCCAGCCGAAAAAGCTCACAATGGCGCCACCGCCGGTCGTCCGGTTGCCGGCATTCGCCATCAGCTCAATGGTTTCGTTTTTCATGCCGCAGCCCCTCCTGTGCCAGAGGTCTCGGCATATGCGTATGCGGCTTGCGCCGTGGTGTATGTGATGGGCATCGGGGCTCCTGGACAGGAACCGCACGCCCCAGGGCAGAGAGTGTGGGCACATTATCTGACTTGCCCACCACCCATTTCAAGGGCCCGCCATCCAGCGATTCAGACCGCCCGCTCGCGCTGCTCAACGCAGTGGCAGCCTCGCCTGCCCACCTACTCTTCGGCGGTAGAAGATCCTTCGCCTGGTGGCTCGGTCCGAGAGGCTAGCTCCTTGTCCAGCAAGCCCAGCCAATAGGTGGCTACCGCGTCCGAGGTCTCGGTTCTGGGCAGCTCCAGATTGATCTGGTTGGCGGACAGCCTCATCCAGTAATGGGCCTCGGCCAGATCGGCGCACTGCCCGGCCGCCTGCGCCTTCGCGCGCTTGCTCAGCGCGCCATCGTTCCAGAAGGGCACGGAACACTGCGCCTCGCGCAACCGTGCGCCACCCATGACGAGCCGCTTCCAGAATGCGTGCATCTCCTGCGCCGTCCGCTCCCGCCCCCAATCCGGCTCGGTGCCGCTCGCGTAGGCCTCGTTGACCGCCACCATCAAATCGAGCGGGGTCAACACTTTGCCCGGTGGTGATATTGCTAAAGAGTCCGGTGTCGAGGTCATAGGGTGATACTTTGCCAGGGTGGCTCAGGCTATTGTCGAGCTGGGCAGGCGCACTGCCCTGGATGTCAGCCAGGCGCGAACGGCTGAACCTCAGTTCGCTGTCTGTGCCTGCCGGGCCAGAATTGCCTTAATCTTCGCGCTTGCGTCCGCATCGTCCTTCATCAGAGATTCGATCTCGGAGTCGGTCAGCCGGTTCGTAGCGCGCGAGATAGCGGGCTTCCGACTCGGTGAGTGCGTCGAAGCCGTAGCCTGTTGCGGCGCGGAATTCGTTTTCGAAGTCACCATGTTTGTGTCGGAGGGAAGCCAGAGATTCTGCACAGGGTTGAATCCTTGCACTGTACTGCTTGCCGGTCAACGCAACGACCCCGGCCACGGACCCACCACCTTCCCGGATATGGCTGGCCAGCGCCGCAAACGTGCCGCCCTGGGTCAGGGTGTCGTCCACCAGCAGATAGGGCCTGGCTTCCACCACGCCGGCGAAGTCCACGGACGCAAAGATCCGGTCAAGCCCATCCATGCCTGTGCGGTGGGCGCGATTGGCTTGAACAATCCCATTTGCGGCCTCAAGTCCCAGGCGCTGAGCAAGCACCTCCGCCGCAGCGCGAGGAATTTTGTTGCGTCCGGCGGCTTCCTCGGCAACCACCGGCACCACCAGAGGCTTGCAATCCCCGATCACAGCCTGCACCTTTGCGAGCAAGTCCGGCGTCACCAGATCCAGCGCCAGGCGCACGGCCGCCTCGATGTCTCCGCCCTTGGCTGCAGCATAGTCTGGGTGCGATGAGGCAGAACCCAGGGTGCTCGCAATGATGGCATCAGGAATCACAGTCTCTGAGGTGAAGTGGCTATAGAAAATGCCCTGGGCCTGCTCGCCTACCAGTTGACGCGGCTGTCGTAGAGCTTGGGCCAGTAGTCCGGGTCCTTGGCCGCTCTCTGCTCGTAAAAAGGTGTTGAGGAGAATGCCTCTTTTAGTCGATCGGATCCCCGCGCCCGCCGCTCGCATTCTTGGAGGCTTAGATGCCCACCCTCGTAGGTCTTCATCAGACAGGGGTAAGCCTTGAGAGTTTCGGACGGTTCCGGCTGCGAAGTCATAGCGTGCACGGCGGAATTCTGGGACATGGGCCGATATGGAAGCCAGCGACACATCAATCATGCGCTGGACATTGCCAATCGTATCACCCGGCTTCCACTTCAGCCCCGGGATTCCCAGCGTCTCATCACCTGCACCTGGCGCGCATCCGGCTCCATAGGGTCCGTGCTGCCACGCTTGGTTTTCTGCGCCAGCGTCGCCACATACGGATTGCGCACATTGGCATACAACGGCATGACGCTGGGACCATGTTCGCCCATCTTGCGCTGGGCACATTCGAACGCGGTCACGGGACCGCTCGCCAGGTCCCCCCCCTGTCCCAACCACCCATGATTCTTGCGGTTAGGGTGGTTCAGCTCGAAGGCGGTAATGTCCTCGCAGGTTCCGTGTTCGAGGGGAAGTAGCTAGCCATCCACCCCCTTTGGTCCGGAGGACCCTGAAAACGCCACATCAGATACGCGTAGAGGCGCTCCATCCGCTCCCGCAGACCCGGCGGCCCCTGCAAACGTCGCGGCCTTTCCCGCCTTACGTGCATCCGCAGGTCATACACCAGCAGATGAATCCATGCCCGGCGATCGCTGTACGCCAGGCAGTACCTGCGCTCCTCCGGCGTTGCCAGCATTGATGGCACCACGCCTTGCGTCGCCGTGGTGCAGCCAAATCGCAGCTCCACCCGCTCCCGCAGCGCTGTCGGCCCCATCAAGCTGCGCGGCTCTCCCAGCCACAGATGCATCCGCATGTCCGCGATCAGCAGCCGAACCCAGGTTTGCCGGTCCTCATAAGGCTCGAACACGAGCTGCTCCCACTTTGGCGAGCGGCGCGGAACGGGCAGCGGAATCTGTCGCAGTGGCTTCATGCCCCGCATTCTGCCAGCCCCCATACCAGCGCCCGAAGGCCTCGCTGCCCGCCTGATCCTGCACTCCTGCACGGCCGAACATCGGCCCATCCGTAGTGCTGCGCTCTATCGCCGCCCTATCGATTGGGCTAGACTTCGTATGTCCTCTGCAGAGCGACCCGGGTCCATTCCGCGGGGTTGCGCGAGGGTCGAATAAGAGTCAGCTTCGTTGGCATTCTGTTCGGCCCACTCCCCGCTGCAGGGGATTTTTGGTATCCAGCGTCAGCAGGCGGTGCAGCTCATCCGCCACTTCTTCGGTCGAGCCCTTGCCCGCATCCTGTGGCCTTGCTAAAGTCGTGCGGTCTCCTGAATCGTTTGAGCCAGATCGCCCGGGTGCTTCGGTACCAGCCCTGGAAACTCGGCGGTCCAGGAGATATTCTTTTGTGGCCACGCCATGCAGGTACATGCGCTGCGTGATGGCGTCTCGCCGTCACGATGTGGTCAGTACCAGAGATCCGCACTGGTGCACTCACGTCATGGCTATCTGTCTTGCCATGGGCTATGGAGCTGCGCACGCCCGCCATCCTGCAATTCAGACCGCCCGCTCGCGCTGCTCAACGCAGTGGTAGCCCCGCCTGCCCGCCTACTCTTCGGCTGTAGAAGATCCGTCCCCCTGGCTCTTCATTTGAAATTCGAGCTCATTGTCCAGCAAGCCCAGCCAATAGGCGGCTACCGCGTCCGAGGTCTCGGTTCTGGGCAGCTCCAGATTGATCTGGTTGCCGGAAACCCCCATCCAGTAATGGGCCTCGGCCAGATCCGGGCACTGCCCGGCCGCCTGCGCCTTCGCGCGCTTGCTCAGCGCGCCATCGTTCCAGAAGGGCACGGAACACAGCCCCTCGCGCAACCGTGCGCCACCCGGCGCGAGCCGGGCGTTCAGCACCCTCTCCTCCTCTAAGGAAAGAGGCTCGAGCCAGCGCGGCCAAGGTTCGCCACTCTCCCGTGCGTCGGTTGGTAAAGAGTCCGGTGTCGAGGTCATAAGTCCAATCGCGTGCTGCTGGATAGGCATTGTCCAAAGTCACCTGAGCGAGGTCAAACAAGGCATCTCCGGTCAACATCCTGCCTTGCGCAAGACGGCACTGCGCCTCACGGCGCTGCAGCCCCACGCCCCTCCTGCCCACCTACTCTTCGGCTGTAGAAGATCCTTCGCCTGGGGGCTCGGTCCGAGAGGCTAGCTCCTTGTCCAGCAAGCCCAGCCAATAGGTGGCTACCGCGTCCGAGGTCTCGGTTCTGGGTAGCTCCAGATTGATCTGGTTGCCGGAAACCCCCATCCAGTAATGGGCCTCGGCCAGATCCGGGCACTGACCCGCCGCCTGTGCTCTCGAGCGCTCGTAGTCGGCGCCATCGTTCCAGAAGGGCACGGAACACAGCCCCTCGCGCAGCCGTGCGCCACCCATGACGAGCCGCTTCCAGAATGCGTGCATCTCCTGCGCCGTCCGCACCCGAGCCCAATCCGGCTCGGTGCCGCTCGCGTAGGCCTCGTTGACCGCCACCATCAAATCGAGTGGGGTCAACACTTTGCCCGGTGGTGATATTGCTAAAGAGTCCAGTGTCGAGGTCATAGGTCAAATCGCGTGCTGCAGGATAGGCATTGTCCAAAGTCGCCTGGCTCAGGTCAACCAGACGCGCCATATTGCCCGCATCATCCCCATAGACCCAGCGCAGCGGCGGCACGCCCAGCCCCGCATCGCCCACTACCTGGCGCGGATGCGGCGCCAGGTGCGCCGTCGTGCCAAACTTCAGCGCACTCGACAACATCTGCTCGGGCCGGCGCACCATGGCCTCATCCGACAGCCCTGCCGGGTCACCAATAAAGATCCGCCCCGTGTTGTGCGCAAACGTCGCGCCAATGTTGTAGACCACCGCGCCCCAGCTGCCCGGCTTCAGCTGCGACACATCGATCCACACATCCGAGCGCGCCCCCACCGGCGGCGCCTTCTCGCCCGGGCGCTGCGTCACGGGCTGCCCCGTGGCCTCATGCAGGCCGTAGAACTCATGCACCGTGGGCTCGCGGGCCGTGATCGTGGCGCGCATGCCATCGGGCATCGTCAGCAGGTACACCACCTCACCATCACCCTGGATTTCCCGCAGTGCAATGCCAGGGTTATGCTCCGCCGCAATCGCAGCCACCGTCTTTTGCTGCGAGCGTGGCAGTGCAAACAGACCCGGCTCCTCGCTCAGCGCACGCATGGCAGTCTCGGCCTGCGCCAGCAATTGCTGGCGGGCCGGGTCTTGCGCCCTGACCGTTGCCGGGTTCTCCCGCTGCGCAATGCCAAAGGCCAGATTCACCAGATCCAGCGCATTGAAATCCGCCCCACTCACAGCCAGCTTGTTCCAGGCCTGGCGCAGCATGCTGCGCACCTGCGACAGCCAGCGCTCCACCGTCCCTGCCCCGGCTAGGCCATTGGGCCGCAGCCCCAGCTCCAGCGCCACCTGCACCGCATACGGAAACAGCTCCTGCGACGAATAAGCCCCCTCCTGCACGCCCTGCGGGCGCGAGGCACGCACGCGTGCCTGGGCCTCCACATAAACCTGCTGCTCGGTGCTGCCGGCCGGCGCATCGGCCCAGCCCTCGATCACCCCATGCAACTGCGCCCATTTCTGCGGCCCCAGCACCGCCTGGCCATGCTTGTGCATCAGCTCATGCGCCACCACGCCCAGCTCGTCGCCGGCCTGGATATGGTCGGCAATCAAGAACACCGTCCGGCTCTGCGGGTCATAAAAGCCCTGGGCCTGGCCATCGGCTTCGGCGCCCATTGCCACCGGGCCAATCAGCGGCTCCCACTGCGAGCGGATCTCGCCAGACGTGGCCACCACCACCCGACCCAGGCCGCTGCGCAGCCGCACGCCGCCCAGCAACTCGCGCACCGCCGCGCGCACCGACTGCACCGTGGCCGGCACTGTGGGCCCTGGGCGGCCTGTGTGCTTCCCGCCTTCCTGGCGAGGCAGGGCCGAATGCTTGAGAGCCGCAGGCTCGGAGCGGCTGAACATCGGCCCATCCGTATTGCTGCGCTCAACCGCTTGAGCTAGACTAAGCACGTCCTCTGCAGAGCGGCCCGGGTTCATTCCGTGGGGTTGCGCGAGGGTCGAATTAGGGTCGGCTTCGCCGGCTATCTCGTCGGCCCACTCCCGCTGCAGAGGATTTCTTTTTTGCGAGTCCAGGCCATCGTCCTGCATCGCCTGCTCCATCCACTGCTTACCTCGCTTGCTCTCATTGAGCTCCACAGCCTCCACTGTATAGAGTGGATTGCTTTGGCCAGACAGCTTCACCTCTTTCACAGTCAGCTTGACCAGCAGTTGCTTGTCGCCATAAGCCATCGGCGCAAAGAACCGATGAATGGCCTCAAAGTTGGTGTCTGCAGCGCGGTCAGGCTTGCTCCACCCCCAGATTGCCTGCTCAAACAGATGGTCCACATTGGCGACAGCCGTTGCATGGGCTGTGGCACTTTCCGACTTGGCAACAGCCTTTGAGCTGAGCATCTTGTCCAAGGTCTTGCGCGATACAACGGCTTGCATGCCCGTGACAGTATTAGTCAGCGGCTTGCCTTGAAACTCCTTCACGGCCTGGCGCGCCTGCAAGAAATTCCTGGCAACGCGCTGCTTAGGTACAGCTTTACGGCTGAATGTTGCACCGGCCTTGTTCCCGCCACCAGCACCACCCCGCTCCACCCAGGCGCGCGCCGGCAAAATGAAATGGCGGATCAGCTCAGCGTCCGTCCACGCCAGCGACTTGAAACCGGGCATATGCTGGCGCAGCCAGGAACGGACGGCCGCCACGGCGCGGCGCACAAACCCCATCTCGGGGCGGCTCTGCGCCCACTCGGCCAAAACCTCCTCGGCCGCCTGCAGCCGCTGCTCAGGTGTCATGGCGTTCCAGATCTGCTGCGCCGTCGCATCCTTGAGCGCCACGCCATCCAGCTTCTGCACATCCAGCAAGCCGTACTCGACCGCCTTGCGGCGCACATCGCCACGGCGCACCGCCACAATCTGCTCCAGCACGCTGTTCAAGGCGGTACCAAACACCCCGCGCAGGCCATGGTGGCCCAGCGCCTCGTGCATCAGCACCCGGGCCACATCCTGCGCTGTTGCCAGCTGGCTGGCCAGCAAATACACCTTGCCGTCGGCATAAAAGCCTTCCGCAGCCCCCTCGGCACCGCCACGGCGCTGGGCCTGCTCCGCCTGGCGCACAGCCTCGGGAATGGCCGGGTGGCGCATATCGGGCACCACCACCACCTCGGGGCCGTTGGCCCAGCCACGGCGAATCGCATCGGCCGTAGCCCGGACACGGCTCACCGCTTCGGCCTGCCTCTGCGAAAATGCCTGCCCCTCATTCAGGCCGCTTGAATAACGGGCCGGCTCCTGAGCAGCGCCAGCAGCTCCATTAGTGCTTTGACGGCGATAGCGGATATCCGGGTTGGCCGGGTCAAAATTGCCGTTATTGCCCGTGGCGCTCTTGACCTGGGTCGGCTCAAAGGCCACCAGCTCAATGCCTGCCTCGCCCTTGTCCAACACCACACCGTCATAGCCACGTTTCTTGAGATTTTGCGTGAAAGCCTTGATAGCACCCTTGCGAGCCAGACTGAGTTTCTGTTTCATCGCCTCTGTGGCGACAAAAGGATTACGAACATTGGCATACAACGGCATCACTGAGCGGCTACCCAAGCCACGCTTGGCGCCTGCGTAATAGGCAGCCTCCCATGCATCGGTTGTCAGATAAATACCATCGCCCAACCAACCCTGATCCTTACGGCCTGGGCTATCAATGTCAAAAACACTGAAGTCGTCGCGTGTGCCATGGTAGAAGCGCACCGGCTTGCCCTGTGTGTCCACCGGACCTGACGCCCCCGTGAAAGCAAGAGGACCTACAGAGATTGCGCGGCTCGCAGAGCCTTCTCCTGCTCGTACCTCTCCTTGCCTCTCTGGACCCGCCGCTCCATGGTCTGCCGCCAATTCTTTGGCCCTTGGAAGTCCTTTCTGCCGTGATACGCCTGCGTGCTCAAAATCTTGAGCCACGCTCTGCGATCGCTGTACAGATACCCCATTCGCAACTCCTCGCGCTGCTGAATCGACAGCGGCCCCACGAACGGCGTGTTCAACACCTCTTCCAACAATGCGTGATCCTCGGTCATGTCCCACACTCTCCAGGTCAAACGCAGTTATGTCGTCTCGGGTGCCGTGGTACAGCCGTAGTGGCGCTCCACCCGCTCCCGTAGGCCCGCTGGCCCCATTAAACGTCGCTGCTCCCCCAAGCACAGGAATTCCATCATCTCGGCGATCAGCAGACGATTCCACCCCTTCCTGTCCTCGTAGTCGCCGAAGATGAGTTGTTCCGTCTCCGGCGTCCAACGCGGAACGGGCAGCGGAATTGGTCGTAGTGGCTTCATCCCCCGCATTCTGCCAGTCCCCGTACCAGCGCTTGAAAGCCTCGCTGCCCGTCTGATCCTGCGCTCCTGCACGGCTGAACAACCCGCCTGCTTGCGGCACCCCGGCCTGTTCCAACCGGCCCAGAGCGGCGTCCTTTTCTGACCATGCCCTCTGAGCCGTGCCAAGGCCAGGTTCCGCACCATCCATGCCGTCCATCGCCCGGGCCTCGGCCACCGGTAAAAATGCTTGTGGAAATGCTTGTGGCACAGACACCGGTTGCACCTGGCGGGCCACATAACCACCGACCACCGGCACGGGAACCCACCCAGCGCCAGCCGCCTGCGCCGCCTTGATCGCCGCCAGCTTCACGGTAAACGGCTTGCCCTGGCGGTTCACAATATCCGCGGCCACTCTTTCGGTCGGTGCCACTTGTGCGGGTTCTGCGTAGGCCGTGGCTACAGGCTCCGTGCCGGCCGCGTCCGTCAGGTGCGCCTGGCGGGCATCGGCCGGCGCCGGCCCATCCCTCACCGGCAGCGCGAGGGATGGTGCATCCTGCCCCTGCGACAATCCATCGCGCCCGGCCAAGGCTTCGGGGCTCCAGCCCTCGCCGCGCCCTGTCCGTCCCGGCTCCACCTGGGGTGCCTGCTGCACCGCGACCCGGCTGGCGTAAGCCGCGTCAGAAGCGGCTCCCATTTCAGCGTCAGCGTCCACCGCCGCAACTCCCGCCACCTCACGAGCCTGCAGCGCCGGTACGGCTGGTACCACTGGTACCGCTGGGTTCGCTGGTGCAGCCGTCAGCGCGGCGGCACGTGCCAGCACCCCAGGCACCGGCACCACCGGTTCATTCACCATCGGCAATGCCGCTTCCGCGCTCCCCACACCCGCTTGGGGCAACGCCGCTTCATCCGCCATACCCTGTGGCACATCGCTCTGCTGCGGCAGCAAATCCCCCTGCGACACCAGGCCTGCATCAGGCCTCTCCAATCCTGGAGCACCGGACGCCCCCCCCGCCTTGCTGCGTCCATCGGCAGCAGCCGCATCCCGCACCGGCAGCCCCGGCAGCAGTGCCGCATTCACCTCCTGGCCTCCCCTGCCCGCCCCCTCGGCGTCATCCACAGCAGGGCCGGACTGACGCTCATGCCCGCCGCTCAGCAGCGAAGTCCCCGCACCCGTCATTCCCCCCAGCGCCGCCCCCATGCCGGCGGCAGCTGCCACCCCCTTGGACGGGTCGATACCCGGATCAAAGGGCACCGCCGCGCGCTGCCCCTCATACTGGGTCACCCCCTCTTCCACGGCCTCCTGCGCGGCCTCGCTCAGGCCCGTCTTGACTGCACGCGCAGCAGCACCACCGCCAAACCCCTTGGCGCCCGCCAACAGCTTTTCCGCGCCCAAAGCACCACCTAGGCCGCCCACCACAGCCGGTATCACGCTGGCCTGGCGTGCTGCGGCCGTGGCCTCCTGCGGCGTTGCCCCGGCCTTGATGGCCAGGTCATAGGCAGACCCGGCGGCGTCCCCGCCCGCCATGGCAGCGCCAGCCGTCACACCGCCCGCAACGCCGGCCAGCTCCAGCTGGCGCGCGGCCACCGCCTGTTGCAGCGCCGTGGCCCCGGGCGCAGCTTTCTGCACCACCCCTGCCGCACGTGCGGCAGCCTGGGCACCCTTCACCGCCCCCATGGGCAGGGCAAAAGAGCCCGCCGCCTGGGCAGCGGCCAGCAGCGGGTTCTGGGCAATGTAGCGGCCCACCGCCCCCAGCTCGCCCATCACCCCAGCGGCGTTTTTAACCTCCTCGTGGAATTCCTTCTTCGAGGCCTTGACCACATCGCTCTGGGACTGCTCGCCCGCCTGGATGATGTTCCTGTCAATCCACTGCGATACCGCATTGCCCGGCTTGATGAAGTTGGCCGCCGCCGATACCCCACCGGCAGCCGCATTGGCCGCCTCGATCACCGTATCATTCGCCACCGCCAGCAGATTGCGGCTTTTGGGGGGCTCAACCACCGCTGGCTGCATACGCGGCGGCTCATTCGTCTCCTGAAAAAAGCCATCCGGAATATCGTCTATCGACATCGGCTCGTCCGCCCGCCTGGATCTCTGCTGAGTTGCCATACGCAGTCCTTACTTGATACGACGGTCGTAGAAGGGGTCGGCACGGCGCTCTTCGGCAGGCTGACCGGGTGGTGCCTTGAACCCCATCTGCCCCAGCCTCTCCTGCGTCAAGCCCTTGGCGCGGGCCTTGTCATATACGGAGGCATAGGCGACCGGATCGGACTGTGCGGCCGTCAACGCTTGAGAGACCGCTTCCACCTGCCGGGACACCGGCGAGGCAGAGCCACCAGCTGTTGCAGCAGCACTGCGACCACTGAGCGCCCGGCGCTCAAACGCCCTATCCGCATTCGCCTGCGCGCGCTGTGCCTGGGCACTGCGGTGCAGCATTCCCAGGTATTGGGATGTATCCAGACTCTTCCAGTGCGGCGATACCAGGCCGCTCAATGCCTCCTGGGTGTTCTCCACCGGCTGGCCCAGCATGGCCTTCGTGCCGTCGGCGCCCAGAGAGTAGAACTGCAGCCTGCCGTCTTTGCCCGTATCAAAGCCCACCGTCCCCTTGCCAAACAAGCCGGACTGATTGGCAAAAGCACTCAGGCTACTCGCGCCGCCCCCCACTGCCGCGCGCAGACTGGCGTCTGCATCCTTGGCAATCGTGGCTTTCTGCGCTTCGCTGAACTGCAGATCGGCCATCTGGCCGCGCTTGAAACTGTTCTCCAGCTCCTGGGCCTTGTCGAGCTGGCCGGCCCCGCGATAGGCCGCCACATACCGCGCATTGAGAGCCTCCGGGCTGGAATACGCCTTTGCCGCCGCCTGCGCCTCGGCTGAGGAATGGAACGTCCTATTCACCCCACCCGGCGCCACCATGCGAAACACTGGGGGCGCCATAGCCGGGGGCGCCGCAGCCGGGGGCGCCACAGCCGGGGGCGCCGCGCCCCCTTGCGGCAAGGAGGCCGGGCTCTGCCCTGCAATCGGCGGAGCCATCCCCGCAGAGGCTGAAACAGCTGCCGGCGGCTGGCGCAGGGTGGCCGGGACCGGCGGCCCCGCACTCTGATCTCCAAGTTCACCCTCCACCACCTCGGCCGGTGCCTGGGCATTCTTGAGATCGCCATTCAGCGCATCCGCATCCGCCTGCTGTTTGCGCCAGGCCTCGCGCTGCTCACTCCTGAACTGCTGATCCTCGGCATCGCGCTTGCGCTGCTCCTCGATATTGCGCTGCTTCAGATAGCCGGTACCGGCCCCCGCCAGGAATGCAATGATTGGGCTTGCCATATGTTCCCCCGCCATACCGCAGGCGCACACAAACGGCCTCGGCGCGCGCCATGAAACGACAGCCGCGCACGAGATTCAAGGGGGCTTGGAACCGTCAAACTGATACATTTATTAACATCAATGTCAAAAAAGGAAATCGGACCACATTCTTTAAGCGCACATCAGTCGCCTTGAGGCTTGGTCGGTGCTGAGACAAGGTTAATAAACGGATGGGAACTTGCAAAATATGCCAGCGTAATAGCAATGAACTCGCTTATACAACCGAGCACATGGCTATTTGCCAAGGGTGTGTAGATACACTCAATAATGATCCAGAGCCCGCAAATCTAGCCGAGCAGAGACTTGGCGATCTTTTGCGTAAAGGCATGGCCAAGCGCAATCCGAATTTCACTGAAGAGGATTACCAAAAAGCACTGCCTGGATGGCTGAATCGGCTCACTGCAAATACGAAAAATAGATCACGCGATTATCAAATCGTTCGCGCATATCGCCGCGGATTGGTGCGCTCGAATGACACGGGAAAATGGGACTATCCATCGGATTGGGTTGAGAGAGCCAAGCGCATCAGGCAGCGCGATCGATGCTGTCAAGACTGTGGTGCAGATGATGTGGGACTGGACGTGCATCACATCATCTACTTGAGCCGACAAGGCACTAACCGACAGGAAAATTTAGTCTCGCTATGCAGAAAATGCCATGAAAAAGTGCATGGCAGAATTTTCGACTTTGCCGAGGCATCCGAGCCGGGTAATTCGTTTGCCATTCAGCCCAAGCCGCACCATCACCCCCAAAAACCCAAAGTCTCAGGAAGAGATGCATTCTTTCCAAAGGCAACGACTGCAAGCAGTCTGCCACCGCAGACGCAACCCTCGCCAAGACCTGAGTCAACTAACGATCACCAACAAAGCTATCCATTTTCCCATGTAGCACAGCCTCCACTTGTGCAACCGCTCCCTTCCATTGACTTGACATGCCCAAAGTGCGAAACAACTCTCACGGCAAAATTGACCACAGCCGTCCTGGATGCTCAAAAGGTCCGCTGTCCGACATGCGCACTGGTCTTCACTGCATCTGAAGGCTTTGAGCGTCCAATCACAAGGCCGCACTCACCAGCACCAGCACCAGCACCAGCACCAGCACCAGCACCAGCACCAGCACCAGCACCAGCACCAGCACCAGCACCAGCAACTCAGCCTACGGCGAGATTAAGCACACGCGAGAAATTAAAAGAGACAACAAGTCCGCTCAACGAACCAAAAAAACATTCCGCTGACTTTTGGGTCACCTTGCTGTCATTCATTCTTTTACTGATACTCCTTTGGGGAGTCGCAAAACGCTTCCTGTAAATCTCCCCCGCCTTGAGCAAAATAGTCCATAACCATGCTCCTTCTGCAGCAGCACAGTTCAGCGAGTTCGCACCCGCGTACCCGGCAAACTGAACGGCAGCGCCTTGTCACGCTTTGCGCTCACCCTGCGGCGCGTCTGCGGCTGCGGGCTGGACAGAGCACTGCGCGCGCGATACAGCACCGCAAAAGCATTGCCCTGGCTACGCGGCGTACCGTCCGGCCAGCAGGCATCCGGTGGGGATGGGGCTTGATGCATCAGAGCGCCTTTTTGCAGTGGTTCAGAAGAAAGCGCAGCGTGAGCGTATCCTCGCGCGGCGCCAGTTGATCGTTTTCATTCACCTCGCGCACCACGGCTTCGGGGTTCGCCCCCTGCTCCACGCGGCGCACCTCCACCACCTTCCCGGACGGAAGAATGAAGCGCTTGTACATATGGGGTGAGCTGGCCATATCTCTGTGTTGTTCCTTGCTGGGTTCCTGCCAAAGCGGCAAATCGGAAGGCCAAGGCCCCCGGTCAAACAGGCGCGAAGTGCCGGCCGCCCTGGCAGCCCCGCCGGCCTCCACCCGGTGCCTGCCTTGCAGCACAAGCCCCGGGCTTCAGCCCTTCACGCGCGCTAATCCTCTATTTCAGAAGGTTATTTGCGAACGATTCTCAATTGCGTCTATGATTCATCCCATGGTGCAGCGAATCGCTCTACCGCCTCTTCATCGTGGGGCGCTGACAGGCACGGGCCTGCAGCGTTTTAGCTAGCCAGCGGCCCTCTCCTATTAGCCAAGCCTTTTTCCACGACCGAGCCACTCAGCGCTCCAGCAAACGCTGCACGGTCACGTTCAGCGCATCCAGCTCCCCCATCTTTTGAATGGCCCACATCCGGCGTTGACCGTGCCAGCCCATCAACGGGCCGCGGTGGCAGCTCTCGCACAAGGCCACTGCCGTGTATTGCTGGCGCTGCTCCATGTGGTGCGCCTCGCTGGGCCCGGGCTGATCGCAGACGCTGCAGGGCAGCTCCTTCACCGCCGCCAGATGCCTGCGTTCCGGGTCTGTCAAGCTATTGCGCATCGCTGCCCTCCTGCGGCTTTTCGCCGTACTGCAACTCCAGCGCCAGCTGCGCGTAATGGATCACCTTGCGCAAATCCTCGGCGCCGTTCTTGGCCTTGTGCCGGGTCGCGTACTTGATGATGTTTCCCTGAAAGAAGTCCAGTCCATTGGCATGAATGAACTCGATGGGCTGGATCCGGCAGTCCTTGTAATGGCTGCCGCCGGCCTGAGTGTCCAGAGCGCTTTTCACCACCATGCGCGCCCCCTGTCCTCTACCGCCACCAGGCTGCCGTAGTCGTCGACCACGCAGACCATGCTGCCGCCCACCTGCACCCGGTTGCAGCAGCGGTTCTCCATCCAGTGCTCGATCAGATAGCGGCCATCGCTCAACCGCTCATAGGTCGGCCACACCAGCCGCGTGATGCGCGAAGCGCTGGGCGGCTTGCGCTGGCCAGCCAGCGGCACGACCTTGCCAAAGAATGCGGGGTTCAGTGCCTGGGTCATTTGATCACCCGCACTTCCCGGCCCAGCAGGGCCTTCATCAAATGGCGCTTGAGCTTGAACGCCGTCGTCAACACCCCCTTCACATCCTCGATCACCTCCACCCCCTTTTCCACATACACAAAATCGGCCACATAGCGAATGGCCGGGCGGGCACGGCCGGCCTCGGCAAACTTCACGCCGGGCACCAGTTCAAAGACCACCTGGCGGCGCAGCTCGCTGATTTCTCCGGCGCGCAACTGCATGCACAGCTGCCCCCAGCGGCGCGCCTCGGCCCGGCTGTCGAACCTCACTCCCTCGGGGGTGACGGTCTTGCTGTTGCCGTACTTGGCTCCACTGCCGCCAGCTCGCCGGGCTGCGGCCTGAACCCCAGGCGCCTGAGCTCGGCCCTGACCGCCGCCCGCATCCCCGACCACAAACCGTGGCCCAGCGCCACGGACTCCTCTTCCAGCTCCAGGGCCCTGTGCCTGGAGTACTGCCACCACCCCGGCCTCATGGCCAGCTGCACCAGATGGTCCCGGGCGGCAAGGTAGTGCGTTGGTAAATCGTTTGGCATTCATCACCTGCCCCCCTGCTGGTAGGCCTGCACGGCGGCGGCGGTCTTGCGCTTGTCCTGATTCAGGCGCATGCGATCCGCCCGGGCCAGGACCTGGGCGTGGGTGAAGCGGCCAGCCTTGCGGGCGAAGTGATCACGCAGCTTGGCCAACTGCTGCAGCGCGGTGCGCTCTGCTCCTGATGAAGCAATCTCCGGTGCAGGCAGCGCCAGCGCAGCGCGTGGTGCAGGCAGCTGCAGCTGGTGGCGCACATCCTCGGTCAGAGCTTCCAGACCGCCCGGCAGGCGGCCGGCAGTCATGGCCTCCTGCAAGGCGCGCGTGCGCCCCTCCGGATCGTGCCCAAGGCTCACCTGCACCACAGGGTGCTGGCGCAGGGCGCGGGCCTCGCCCGTAATGCGGCCGTAGGCCTCCACGAAAGCCTGCCGGGCGCCGAACTTGTCGCCAGCTCGCAGCAGCGGCGCAGCCACGGCCCAGGCATCCGCAATCTCGTTCGTCCACACGATGGTGGCGCGGTCGTCCGAGCTGGACAGCGCCAGCGCATAGGCTTCCGCCGGCAGCAGCCGGCCCATGGCGTGGTCCACGTACTGCAGCACGGTGCCGGTGAGGATCTGGCCCTTGTGCTCGGCGCGGATGCGGGCTAGCGCCATGCGCAGCAGCGACTTGTCGATGTGGGACAGGTCAGAGGCCAACAGCTTCAGCGAAGCCGGGCGGATCTGCTGCCCGGACAGCTCCATGGTCGCGCCCAGTTCTTCAATCAGCCAATCGGTGTCGAGTTCGTCAAGCATTGCCGCCCTCCCTGGTTTGGCGCATCAAGCGCTTGGCCTCTTCGATGGCATCGAAGTTCGCGCTGCTCTTGTCCGCAGCCTGCGCAGCCGTCGCCGTCACGGCCTGGCCGCGCGCCCACTGGGTGCGGTAGCCCTCGGCCTGGTTGACCAGCACACCCATGCCATGGGAGTTCTTCACCACAAAGGCCTCGTTCACGTTCGACACGTACCACGCGGCCACCAACGGCGCCTCCTCGTGGCCCAGGCGCTTGACCAGCGCTTTGACGTTGGCATTCACCGGGGCGTTGCGAACGGGCTTGACCCCATAGCGCTGCTCAAACGCGAAGCTGTAGGCCGCCCAGGTTTCCCGGCAAGCCGCCTGCAGTCCGGTTTCCTCGGTGTTTTCAGGTTGCCCTGCCCCAGCACGGCCCGGCTGCAAAGCAGGCGGGGATGGTTCATTGGCGGTTAAGTGACGGTTCAATTGATGATTTGGGGGCGGCATTTGCCCCTCCAGACCTGCGGCATCTGCCGGGGCTGGGGCGGCATTTGCCGGGGGGACTGCGGCATTTGCCGCTGGGGCGGCAGCCGCAGGGGGGGCGGCATTTGCCGCCACATTGGTTTTGCGCTTGGTGGTGCGCTTGCTCTGCGCCGGCGCCTTGGCCGGGTCAAAGCGCTTGGGGCAGACGGTGTAGCTGGTGCTGGTGTTGTGGCGGTACTCGCGGAACACAGCGCCAGCCGCTTGCAGCCAGGCCAAGGCATCGCGCACAGCGCGCTCGGACAGGCAGGTACGGGCGGCAATGGTCCCCACTGCAGGCCAGCACACGCCATCGTCGTTGGCCTGGTCAGCCAGAGAAATAAGGACAGCCTTCTGGCTTGGGCTCATGCCCTGCAGGGGCCAGCAGGCCGCCATGATGATCGTGCTCATGCGGCACCGCCTTCCTGCGCCAGCCGCGCCTGGTGTGTGCCCCACAGCCCCGCCACCCACGCCACGCCCTTGGGGGTGAACAAGGTGGTGCTGAAGGCATGCTCGTTGAGCCGCGCAACACCGGCGCGCACCACAAAACGCCCGGCATCAATATGGCTCTGATAGGCCGTCCACCCGCTGTTGAGGCGATACATGATCCTGGCGTCCTGCAGCCAGGCGCGAAACTCATGCTCATTGGCCTGCAGCAGCTTGGCCACCTGCCGAAAGCCCATGGAGCCATTGGCCGCCACATAGCGGTCCACATACTCCACCTTGGGCGCGGCCAGCGCCAGCTGCTCCTGCTGCGCTTCAATCTGCTCGGCCTGCTCGGCCGCCAGGCGCAGCGCCTGGGCCATGGTCTGGGGCACTGCTGGCGCTGCCTGCGCCTCCAGTTCCTGCCAGCGCGCAATCACCCGACGGCGCAGCACCACGCTATAGCCGGCCAGCAGTGTGTAGGTCAGCTCACGGCCCAGGTGGAAAGCCGTGGTGTAGCCCCGCCCGTCCTGGTCCTCACGCACATGCTCCAGTTCTGGATCATCTGGCAGGCTGTCCAGCATCGCGCGAATATCGCGGTTCACATGGCCCAGCTCCTTGCCTGTCAGCTGCGCAATCTCGCGGCTGCTCATCGTCAGCGCCACGGCTCCCATGCCGCGCATCACCACCGGCCCCATGCACCGGCCATCGCCACCGGCCTCGTACCGCTTGGCCCCATGGCCCGCCTTGCCCCCATCAAAGCCTGGGCAGACAGCGCTTGCAGCCCCCTCCGGGGTGCAGATCTCAGCCATGGCTCACCTCCTTGGGCGCGCCAGGCGCCGGCAACCATGGCTCAGCACACAACGCAGGTGCCGCCAGCTCGGGCCAGATCTGCTGCCAGTCAGAGGGGCGCAGATCACGGCGCGTCACCGCCCCCTCGGTGCGGCGCTCTATCTCCGGGCAATGCTCGATCGGGGTCCTGCGCCCCTGCTGCTTCCACTGCCAGACAGCCGCCTTGGTCACGCCCAGCCAGTCCGCCAGCGCTTTTTCAGAACCGGCGATTTCCGCCGCCTTTTCAATGGGGTGTTTCATGCCTCAAGGCTAGCATTACTAGCCTCATTAGACAAGTATTACTAGCCCATGCGGTATAGAAAATCTATACCATCAAGCCATGGATATCAAAGACTGGATCAAGGCTGCGCGTCAGCACGCTGGCTGGACCCAAGAAAAACTGGGCGAAGCGGTGGGCCGCACAAAGGCCAATGTCGGCCATTGGGAGACCGGCAAACACGAACCCAAGCTCGAGCAGATCGAAGCCATTGCCAAAGTCACTGGCTACGCCCCGCCGGCCTGGAGCGTCGCCGTACCGTCCAATGTAGAACCTGCCCTAGAACTAAAGAAATCAAGAAGAGTGCCAATTACAGGAAGCGTGCGCGGTGGAGACGACGGCTATCTGGTGCAAGACACCACTCCCGATGGCTGGGTGGAATACTGGACGGGAGACCCCCAGGCCTATGCCCTGCGCATCAAGGGAGACTCCATGCACCCGCGCTACCGCGCCGGGGAATTCGTGGTCATCACCCCTAGCATCGAAGCCCAGCCAGGCCGCGATGTCGTGGTCAAGCTGCACAACGGCAAATGCCTGCTCAAGGAACTCAACTGGATTCGCGGCGACGAAATCCAGCTGCTGAGCATCAACAACGGCTATGCCCCCATGACCATCGCCAAGGAAGAGGTGGAATGCATCTGCCGTGTGGCAGGCTCCGTGGGGCCGGACTCGATGGTGTTCTGAAAATCACCACACCCATCAAACCAGGGGTTGAAACGGAGGAGAGAGGGATGAAGAAGATTGTTTGCGCGGCTGCGGCAGGCATCGCTTTGCTGGGCTGCTCTGACCAGCCAGGCAGCAAGCCCTACACAGGGCGCTTCAAGATAGACGCTGGCACCGAATACGTCGCTCTGGACACCCCGTCAACCATCGGCGGCGCCTGCACCGGATGGAGTGCAGTGGAGATCCGCAAGCCCGGCCAAAGCGCGGGAGCCATTCAGAACATCATTTGCTGGAAGCGTGAGGGCGACAACCTCATCATCACATCCGGTGATGGAAAGCGCCACACATCCGGCCCCGCGGCCTTGTGGACGGACTAGCGGCGCCTCAGGGGTCCATTGGGTCGGATTCGAGGGTGTTTTGAGCCTATTGCCCGGGCCTGGAACGGGGAAAAATAATAGGGAGAGAGGGATGAGAAAGTCAATCTTGGTTTTGCCGGCATTGTTTATGGCCTTCGCTGCTCAGGCCGACTGGGACTACAGAGAGTCCATCGACAAGATGACCGACAAGACGAGTAAGTCCGCATCCATTGTCAGTGACAACTCGCTGTCTCTGGATTTCCCATACGCAGGGAAAAATCACGCCATCCTCACCGTAAGACAGCACCCGCAATACGGACTGGACGTGATACTGCAAATTCAGAAGGGTCAGATTCTCTGCTCCTCATACAGTGGCTGCCCCATTCAAGTGAAGTTTGATGATGCACCACCCGTTCGCTTCAGTGGAACGGAGCCTGCAGATCGCGACTCCAAAGTGGTCTTTTTCCAAGGGGAAAACAAGTTCATCAATCAAGCAACCAAGGCCAAGAAAATTTTGGTGCAGGTGAACCTTTACCACGCTGGTGCGCCAGTGCTTGAGTTCAGCACGAAAGAACCATTGAAGTGGCAGACAGCCTCCGCCAAAACCAAAAAATAGCCGAGCATCTCTCGCCGCCCAGCTCGGTCAGGCCGGATTCGATGGTGTTCTGACACCATTCGCAACCCATTCAGATCAGCCAGAGCGAGGTCGGGCCTCCATTCAGAATGCCATTAAGATACGTTTTGATACTTTCGAGATATTCAACAACGGAGATGACATGAAGACGATTGCACTGAGCATTGTCCTGATGGCCTTGATCACAGGATGCGCTGTTCAGAAAGACTGGGTCGCCATCGGAGGAAGCAAAGCCGACGGAGTGGTTCGACTGGCCTATGACGACCTGGCTGGTCAATTCCCTCAGGTCAGTGAAGCCCAGGGAGTTCGAACCGCTGCAGCCCGTTGCAGTACATGGGGCTACTCCGGGGCTGAGGCTTTCGGGGGTGTGACGCGTCAATGCATAGACGGGTTTCGCTGCGCTCATCAACAAGTCATCAAAGAGTATCAATGCACCGGCGAGGCCCGCCGCTAA